ATCTAAAAAGAAATAAGTGCGACCATCCTCGGCAAAAGCCAAGGGTAGAAAACTACAGCAATGGGTTGTTGATAAACTCGTTGCAATACTTGGTTTTGATCCCGAAGATTTAGAATCAAGACCCATGGGATCTTCAGGTGAAGATGTCATTATGGGCGTACAATCACGCAAACAATTCCCCTACTCAATCGAGTGCAAAAACCAACAAGCAGTTAATGTGTGGAAGGCTTATGAACAGTCTTGTACAAACTGTAAAGATTACGAACCTTTGGTTATAATAAAGAGAAACAATACCAAACCATTGGCATTAGTCGATGCAGAGTATTTTATTAAACTTCATAGCAAGGAATTAAAAGATGTCGATGGATGAAATATGGGATTATAAAGGTTGGTTTTGGGATGATGTAAATAAACGAATGTATCGTTGGCACGAATTAGAATTACTCTTGAAAGAGAGGGAGCTAAAAAAGAAAAATGAAACTAAGCAAAATTAAAAACATAGTAAGCAGTCTTGCTCCAACACTTGGTGCAGCTATAGGTGGGCCATTGGGTGGACAAGCCGGTCAAATACTTTCTCAAGTATTAGGTGTTAAAAACTCTCCAGTAGAATTAGAAAAAGCTATTAACAATCTAACAGCCGAACAAATGATGGAATTAAAAAAGGCTGAGAAAGATTTTCAATTAAAAATGAAACAATATGAAATAGATATTTATTCTCTTGAAACACAAGACACACAACACGCTAGAGAAAAGTTTAGTAGCGATTGGACTCCTAAGTTCTTGGGTTCATTAACTGTTGTTGGTTTTATTGGTTATATATTTATGATTACTGCATATCCTATCGATGATGCCTCAGATGATATTGTTATGTTGATTCTTGGCTACCTGTCAGGTATAGCATCGGCAGTCATATCTTTTTACTTTGGATCAAGTAATAAGGATAGAAAATGAGTGAATGGAAAAACTTTAGATTAGAAGAGTTTGCTTGCAAGCATTGCGGTGAGAATAAGATTGAACATGAGTTGGTAGATAAGCTACAATCTCTTCGAGAGGACTTAGGTTTTCCTTTTATTATTTCATCAGGATATCGTTGTAAAGAACATCCTATAGAAGCAAGAAAAAGTAGACCTGGTACTCATGCTGAAGGTATAGCTGTTGATATAGCTTGCAGTCACAAACAAGCATTACAAATAGTATCTGTGGCAGAGGGTTACGGATTTACAGGATTAGGAGTTAATCAAAAAGGCGATGGAAGATTTATACACCTCGATATCGGCAAGGCTGAAGCTGGTCGTCCAAGGCCTCATATATGGAGCTATTGAGTTGTGATGGATGATATAGAATTTATTTTCGATATTATTATTCCATTGGTTGTCATACCAATTTTTTACTTTATTAAAAGTCATGGCTCAGAATTGCAAAGACAAAACATTTTAATTAATAAAACTCGTGAAGAACTTGCAAAAGAATATGTAAGCAAAAAAGACTTTGGTATTGAGTTAGAAAGAATTTTCGACAAATTAGACAAACTTGATGCTAAAATAGATAAACTAATAACTGAATAATATGGCAGAAAATTACGTTCCAACACCTGAAGACATTCAACGCTTACTCCGAGAGACTGGCGGTTTAAATTTAGCTGGTCAACAAGCAGCAGAAGTGGTTCCAGACGGATCATACGGATTTTACTCTCCAGACTTTTCATATGGAAGTTACAAAATGCCATATGAAGATCCAACTTATAGATCAGGGTTTGAATACGCACGAACGATAGCCGGTGGCATGCCTTTTGAAGATGTAGTTGCACCTGGTATGAGTTTTTCTCCAGATCAACCAATGGGTTATACACAAGCAGATTTAAAAAGACTAAGTGGATATAGAGGTGAAGGCCCAGCACCCGTTATGCCAAAAGCACCTACTAAAGGTATTTCATATTCAATTCCAAATCAGATGCCTTTTGCTCCCCCTGGTGTTGCAGAACCAACAAGGCTAGATGAAAATTTTCAACCGATTGTAAGTCAAATTGAAGAACCGGCTGTAGAGCAACAAACTGTTCCTGGTCTTTTTATGGCTGATGAAAATTTAAAAAACTTTCAAGAAATAATAGATCAAATAGATTTAGAAGAAGTTGCAAAAATAGACATTGATAAAATAGATATACCGGAATCAATAAGTATATTTAGCGATGTATTAAAGGAACCTGTAATAGAGGCACAGCCAATAACTCCATCTATCTTTGACCAACCAGTTATTCCAAGCTTTGCAAATATTCCAAATATTGAAGATATACAAAAACCACCATCTTTTGTCACGCCAAATGTTGAAGAAATTGTTTCTCCAATGATGCGTGGTAGATCAAGAAGATTACCAACAGGAATATTTAGCGTAGTATAAATGTCAGTCACACACGAAGAAGCGGTAAAAGCTGAACAAGCACAACAAATTTTAAATTCTGATGTTTTTAAAGAAGCAATAGAAAATCTTAAAAACGAATACATTACCTATTGGTTAAACTCCCGAAGCATTGATGATGTTGCAGTTAGAGAAGACTTCCACAGATCTTTATTACTTCTCCCCGAAGTAGAAAGACACTTACGTATCATGGCTGAGAAAGGCAAACTCACAAAAGCCAACATTAACAAAATTCGCAACATAGCCTAAAACTTTCCCTTTTCCACATTATTGGTTTAAAATATCCCTAAATACAATATAGGAGTATTTATATGAGCAATAACGGAAAACCGACTGCTTTACAAACCGAAGGTCAAAAGGCAACCTCAGCGTTTGAAAGTTTCTTGGCCCCTGAAGAGGACACGCAAGAAGAAGCAGTCATAGAGGAAGCTGAAAGCATTGAACCTGAGATCGATGAATTAGAAGAACAAGATGATTTAGGTACTGAAGAACTTGTTGAAGAAGAAGATCTTGAATTTGATGATGAAGAGGATGGTGAAGAAGAAACGGAAGTTGAAGAGGTAGAAGAGCAACCCGTCTATAGAGTCACAGTTGATGGCGAAGAGATAGAGGTCACGCAGGACGAACTCATTAATGGTTATTCACGCCAACAAGATTATACGAGGAAGACTCAGGAACTTGCTAATCAAAGAAAAACGATTGAGCAACAAGCCAAAGATCTTACTCAAAGAGATGCACTTTACGCACAATTGCTACCAAAGATGGAAGCTGAATTACAAGCTTCAATGGTAGATGAACCGGATTGGAAGACTTTAGTAGATGAAGATCCAGTTGCTTATGTCAGAGAACAACAAATCTGGAATGAGAAAAAGGAAAAGTTAGAGGCCACTAAAGCTGAAAGACAAAGACTTGAAAAAGAGGCTTTGGAAGAACAGCAAAAACAACTTGTACAGTTTGTGCAAGAAGGTCAGAAAAAACTCCTGGAGATCATACCGGAATGGAAAAATGCAGAAGTTGCTCAAAAAGAGAAACTAGCAATTCGAGACTATGGCATCAATGTCTTGGGGTATGCACCTCAAGAAATGGACGCAATCTATGACTATCGTGCTTTACTTGGTTTAAGAAATGGCTGGTTAAACTCTCAGACAGTTGAAGCCACCAAGAAAAAACCAACACAAAAAGCACCTGCAAGAGTGGCCCGACCTGGAACAACTACTAGAAAAAAATCGGTAGCTCCAGCGAAAAGAGCAAAACAGGTTTTAGCTAAATCTGGAAAAGTCCAAGATGCAGCTAAAGTTTTTGAACAATTTTTAAAATAATTTTATAGGTAAATATAATGGCTAAAGTAACAAACGCATTTGATACATATACAGCGACTGCGGACAGAGAAGATTTAAGTAATATCATTTACAACATCTCTCCAATGCAAACTCCGTTTATGTCATCAATTGGAAAAAGAAGTATTAACAATGTTGTCTTCGATTGGCAAACAGAAGTATTAGCAACTCCAGTTGCTACAGGTGAACTAGAAGGTTTTGAACTTTCAAGATCAGCTTCAGTTGCAACAACTCGTCTAAGCAATGTTGCTATGATTTCAAAAAGAGATGCAACTGTATCAGGCTCACAAGAGTCTTCAGACCCAGCTGGTAAGAGATCAGAAATGGCTCACCAACTAGCTATCATGTCTAAAGCTCTTAAAAGAGATATGGAAGAAGCACTTTGTCAAAAAGGTGCTAAAACAACTGGTAATGCTACAACTGCTCGTGTAACTGGTGGTTTCGAATCTTGGATTACATCTAACGATTCAAGAGGAACTAATGGTGCATCAACAGGTGGCGGTGCTGCTCCAACTGACGGAACTCAAAGAGCTTTAACAGAAACTTTGTTAAAAGATACTCTTGAACTATGTTTCTCTAATGGTGGAGAGCCTTCATTGGCAATCTGTGGCCCACATAACAAACAAGTTATCTCTGGTTTCACAGGTAGATCTCAAGCAAGACAAATGATTGATGCAAACACAGTTGAAGCATCAGTATCTATCTACTCTTCTGACTTTGGTGAACTCAAAATCGTTCCATCAAACAGATCAAGAGAAAGATCTTTACTGTTAGTTGATCCTGAGTTCGCAAAAGTTGCTTACTTGCGTGATTTCAAAACAGTTGATATCGCAACAATCGGTGATGCAGTCACCAAAATGATCGTAGTTGAGTATGGATTAGAAGTATCCAACGAAGCTGCTCATGGTATCGTTGCTGACCTTAGCACTAGCTAAGTTCTAGGTTAATAACCTTAAAGGGATGTTTCGGCATCCCTTTTTTTTGTGGTAAAATTCTTGCATGGCTAAAAGAACTGTTATAGATCACAAGACTGGTTTTACCAATGAGTTTATTACTGAGGGCGATAAAGACATTTATCACACAACACAAGATCTAAACCCAGTTATTGAACATTGTAAAAACATTGCAGAATACGTTAAGCCAGGTAAAGATCTTCGCCATGTGGCAGAAGTACCATTGGTTGTATATCAAAGAGCTTGCCGAGAAGGATGGGCCAATGATATGAGCGAATGGAGAAAATGGCTAAACAAATCAGACAATAAAGTCTTTAGAACATGGCAAGGTAAACTATGACATATGCAGAATTAAAATCTAACATTGCAAACTTTTTAAATCGCTCTGATTTAACAGATGTAATTGACACATTTATTGATAGCACAGAATCAGAATTTAACCGCAGATTAAGGGTTAAAGGCATGATAAAACGTGCTACTGCAACATTAGACTCACAATACATATCAGTACCAACTGATTGGTTAGAGGCTATAAACATACAAATTGATAGCGGTGATTTCTCACCTTTGTTTCAACAATCTATAGAATCACTAGATGTCTACAGAAAATCAAACGATAACGTCACAGGTCAACCTATTTACTTTGCATTGGTAGATGATTCAATTGAATTTGCACCTACCCCAGACGGAAGTTATACAGTACAATTAACCTACTACAGCAAGATAGATGCGTTAAGCGATTCTAATACTAGCAATTTTTTATCCACAGGATATCCAGATGCTTATCTTTATGGATCACTAAAACACGCTTCTATTTACTTAATGGAAGATGAACGAGTGCCACTATTTACAGCACAGTTCGAGAAAGCTTTAGAAGAAATGAGACTAGAGCAAGAAAAAGCTGAGTTTGCTAAAGGTTCTTTAATGCAAAGAAGAAGAACATATGGCAAACGCAGAAAAAATATTTATTATTTTGGTAATAACTAGGAGTACAAAACATGGCTGGATTTAGCGATTATTTAGAAGACAAAGTGCTTGACCATGTATTTGGCGGCACT